TCTCGATGTTTGCAAGAGGTGTTCTTGCGTCGAAAGAAGAAGCGGCTCGGTGGTCTGCTTCTGCGGTCATCTCCTTTGAGAGTCTGTCAGCGAAGACAGAGCCAAGGTTGGATTTGAATTGTTCTTCAAGACTTGCGGCCTTGTAGACTTCGTAAGCGGCTTCAAGGTCGGATGCACTGACTGCTTCGGGAGAGAGGTAGCCTTTTGCGACTGCCTTTCCACTACCACTGTTGAGTTTACCGATTGCTCCAGTTGACGGGTTTCCGCCTTCTTGAGCACGACCTTTGACTTGACCGGCGAAGTAATCTGCACCGTCTCCGATTTGTTCCGGAGTGGAGCCGAGGTTTGCCTTGTTGATGTCATCGAAATGAGTGCGTGCACCGGAAATGTCAACACCTTGAGATTTCAAAGTGTTTTCCATCCAGTTCAAGTAATCAGTAGTGATTACATCGCTGTATTCACTCTTTGCATACATTCCTTCTTTTTTATCTTCGTCAGCCATATCTTTCGCCTCGTCTTTGTCGTCTTTAGACTCTTTAGGCTTGTCTTCTGCCTCGTCTTTCTTGTCTTGCATGAAAGGAGGCAAGTCGCCTTTTTCCATAGAGTCAAGTCGTCCGTTCAATCTGTCAAGCACTGTGGAGAGTTCTCCTAATACATTATTATCGTTCATGTTTGTGTCCTCCTTCAATATACGGAATGTCGCCTCCGGGTTAATACCTTTCTCGCAAATGGTGACCTCGTGCAGTTCCAGTTTGGAGATTTCAGTGTAATCGCCGTGGCTACTGTCACTCTTGCGCATTCGCTTGAATGCTTGTCCTCCAATACTGAAACCTCTAAGGGCTCCTTTGCGAATCTCATTGGCTACTTCACGAGCCTTTTCGATGTCATCTCGGAGTCGAATGACAACAAACATACCTGCGTCGTCAACTCCGGATTTCCAAACACGGCCATCGTTGTCCGTGTAGTTGTTAATGACTTCTCCAACTTGTATGTTGGAGTGTGCAAGTTGCACATTACGGAAACCGTCTGCTTTCATGAATCCATCAAAAGCATCTCTTAGTGCGCCTCGTGTAATAAGGTCACCTTGTTTGTCGACCATTTCAACTGATGCATAGCCAGCGATAACAAGGTCGTTGTCCGACTTAACAATGCTGATGTTCCCACTGTGCTCGACAGGGGATGTTCGCAGGGTAAGAGCGGAAGCCATTGACCTCTACACACTTGTCATACTATTTAATCAAGTATGAAACACAGCCTTATCCGAATCAATCTCTAAGACACCTTCTTTGGTAGGTATAGTCTTGCGCTTAGCAGGCTCTTCGTCATCCATTTCGGGCTCAATATACGAATCTTCTCCGGGTCGCTTTCTGTTGTCAAAGTCCGGCATAGTTTTCTCATCGTTGAGATTTGTCGGACCCATTGGAGATTCTATGGGAGTGGCGTAATCAAAGCCTAATCCTTTAGCACCTGCATTTGCCGCACCAACTGCACCTATGCTACTCTTGAGGAACTTGTCAATGAACTGTAAGCCCTTGACAAGAACTTTTTTCTTTTCATTTTCTTTCCACCAATCGGAGTCTTCTACTTTCTTAGGCTCAATCAAAGGTTCCGCTTCGCCCTGTGTTTCATTGACTTCTTCTTTTTCAGCAATCTCTAAACCTGCTTTGAGGAGGGCACCTGCTACAGGGGACCAATAAGAACGCTGACTTTCAGCAAGGCGAATGACATAATCACTCTTGGCTAAAGGAGAATGAACCATCCAGTGTTGTCCGGATTGAGTGCACTTGTAAAGCACATCACCTTGCGGCATAGATACACGGATGCCCGACTTCGCTCTTTGGACTTCACATAACCACTGCACATCATTTGACTTAGCAAGCATACCAAGTGTTTCTCTACTGACAAGTCCTTCGCCTTCTGCTTCTTCGATAATTTTAGAGGCTGTCAATGTGAAGACGCTATCTCCGTCAGCGGATTCAACTTCACTCACATTAGCGGCATTGACCTTTACATGGTCTCCCTCGTTGAACTTCTCCGGACTGTTGAACACTACGCCTACATCCATGTAGGTTTCACCTTGAGACTCTACTGCTCTGTCGCCTATTCTCTCATCTCTTGTAATAGGACCAGTTCCGAGTCTGTAAGTGTAAGGGTTACTACCTCTTCTTTCAAGCACTCTCAAAACAACATCGTTACCGGGCTTGAGGAGGACCCACTTAGGATGACGCAGTTCACCAGCCATGTAAACAGACTTCGCATCTCTAAGAAGAAGGTCTTCATACTCTTCACTTAGATTCTCAACTATACCTTTCAATCCTTCATCGTCAGTCAGTCTCGTATCGCTGGCACTGGGAACATGTATGTTCTCAACACCCTCCATACCTCCTCGCAGTATTTTGATTCTGTCGGAAAGAACGACACTGTGGACTTCTTTCTCAGCAAACTCTATCACATCGAAAATGTAGTAGCCGTCTTCTAATTTAATGACATCAGCGTGAAAGTCCTCGTCTGTTACTTGCTTGAAGTTCTTCTCGTCTTCGTCACTAAGCGTAAATGAAGAAGTTACTTCGTCATCCTCTTTCTTGACAAAGCCTCTTTCGCCCTCCGGCATGTGAGACACTATCCAATCTCCACTAAACCCTCTTAGTTCTTTGAGGTCATCAATTTCAAAAATGCGATGCATTGGTTGAAGGAGGGGAACTTTCGGCCCCAACTCCTTACGGATTATATCCGGATTGGTGAGATTGGCTAAGTTGTCATGTGATTTACCAACCGAGGTCTTGTCGGTATTGCGAACAAGACCGATTGAGTTTGGCTTGAACTGTGGACCCATTCTATCAATCCTATTGAGCCTCTCTCTATTACTTTGGTGTTCGGGTCGAAAGCGCATGTCCATCCATGATTGGGGCAAACTCAAAGCATTCCAAAACTTAGCCAACGGCTGAATAAGCCTTGTCTTGTTCTTTTGAGGGTCAGCAGGCGTAATGTTGACATTACCGTTTCTTGATATTTTGTATGTGAAGTTGGGGCTGAACTCACCTCCAAACTCATGTCGGAAACCAGTTGAGTTGTAAACACTGTGAACAGAATGAGCATCCGGACCGAACTGGTCGACAGGCACACCTGTTATCCCATGCACTTTTTGCGACACTTGTTGAGGCGGTTTAACATTTGGTAAGTCTGTCATTATCGAATTAAGTTTCTGCATAACATTCCAGTAATCATTTTCAGCCTTATGCATACTACCACCACTGCTTTTTGATGGCCTTGTTTCATGTATGGTCTCCCCGTTCTTGTCTGTCTTTCGCTGTCGACGAGGGTCGCTGTTGTAAGCAAGGTGGTGATGAATACCAAGTTGAGAGTTTCTTTCTTCTGCCGAAGCATGACCTATGTTGTTGTAAAGACCGTTAATCGTTTTTAAGAAGTCAGTATCTCTCGCTCCTTTTCTTAACTTAAGAGACTCAAGGGCCTTGTCTATATCGAGGTCGGGATGAAGTTGCTCAACATACTGCTTCATTGTCATGACAGACGGAGAGTATGTGGGGTCTTGTTGGAGTTGAGGTATCATTTGATTTTCGATATAATCTAAAGCAGTCTTTTTATGATATTCGTTATTTGGGTCAAGTCCAAGACTTTCGATAAAGCCATCCATGTCTTGTAAAGCCTGTATACCCGCTTTGTTTGAATGCCCTGTCAAAGCATGCTTTGCACCTGTGCCAATATCAACTTGACCTTGATGCCCGTCTTCTGTATACTGGTGGTCGGCTTTTGTATGTATACCGTGTTGTTCATGAGGAACTGTGTTGAGATAATCATTTGCCATCATAGCGAACATTCTCATGTTTGCTTCGGCGGTTTCATGGTCGAGGTCGGGATTAAAAATATGATTGTAAATTACAGGGTCTTCTTGAATCATACGCTGTAAGTGCGCTCCCGATTGGCCGATTGCACCTGTATCAGCGCGAAGCCTGTCTTCAAGTATTGAGTCGTGTCCGTGTTGAGAAAAGCGAGAGCCGCCTTTACCAGTCGTTTCAAGTTGAGATTCAAGGTCATCGAGTTCCCTGTTCTTATCCGCTATTCTGTCCTTTATCTCTTGCGCTCCTTTGTTGTCACCTATCGACTCCAACCTTTCTTTTTCTGCATCAAGGACAGAAAGTTCAGCCACACCTTGTTCGTATTCCGGTGTAGCCTCCGAAAGAGGCTGTCGACTCAACACTCCGGAAACTGAGCCGCTTGGGTTCAAGTGTGGAGGTAATCTCATTTGATTAAAAGTAGAAGGAGCATGTGGTTTGAGTGGAGTATAGTTACCTGTGTGCTCATCCGTAACCCCGTATTCTGCTTTTGCTCTCTCCATTCTTCTTTCGTATTCGTCCGCTATGAGTTGTTTCTGTTCATCTGTTTGAGCAACAGCCATCTGTGATTCATAATCTCGCTCTATCTGTTCCAACTCTTCATCCAAGTCAGCCTGCTCAAACTGATGAGGCTTCGTTCTTAACGCCGCTAAATCCTCTTTATGATTTGCAAGTGTTGGTTTGAGTCTGTTGTCAGTCAAGGAGTGAACATCATGAGGTGCGTCCATAGGAGCATGCGCCATTCCCAACATAGGACCTATAGTGTGGTAACTGTGAGCACCATGTGCCATCATACGCTCGTCGCTAAGAGCACCACCTATTGCCATAAATGGATGACTGACACGGAGATGGTTTTGACCTTGCAAGGCTTTATGCCTTTTGTTAGCAGTTTCAGCATCTCCTGTCTTTCGGGCATTGTGGTAATCATCATGAACGATGTTGTTGAATGCAGAATCTACCGTTGCCGCATGCCTTGCATACTGAGCGTTACCTCCACCCGTTCCTCTAATTCCCGATGACATGACGATGTTATGTGGATTGAGGTTTGTTTGGGCATCCATTGGGTCACCTTTGATATTGGTGCGAATAGATTTACCACCTTGTCCCATCATTGAAAATAACTGATTCTCTTTTTGTCCAAAAGGAGCGATGAACGGTAACATACCGTAGTCTTGAACTTCTCCTTCTAAATCATATCCGTGACGGCCTTCAATTCCTGTGTTCGTTCTTGAAAACAAAAGACTGTGCTGTCTTACTCCTTCACGAGATTGTTCGTGTTCTTTTTCTTTTTCATCAACTTCTTTGGCTTGCTCGTCTTGTTCAATTTGAGACAAGTAATCTCCAAATCCTCTCATGCGGTCGTCTTCTTCGTCTTCAATCAACTGACCCGCTTCGTCATAAGTTCGCCCCTGTTCTTTTTGTTTTTCGTCATAGGACAGAGTGTGGTGATGAAGTTTGTTGAACAGTTCGTTCGGATGCTTATGCAAACCACCTTTGCCTTTGAATGGCAAGTGCCAAAAAGTCGATGCTGTTTCATGGTCGTCAAGGTAATCATACTCGTTGTCGTCCATGGCAAAACCATAATGCATAGGTGAATGGTTTCTCGCCATTCTACCAGCATTCGCAACTCGCTTAGCATCATCGCCTCGCTTTCTAAATATCTCATCGACTTCTCCCTGCTCAAAATGAGGGTTCCATAAACTACCCCAAACAGGATGTTCGCCCTTTGGGTAAAGTTGATGTTTATCATCTACACCAAGCATCAGTTTAAGTGCGTCATAACCCGGAAACCGATTTTGCACTCTGCCGGTTTTCTTATCAACGACTTGTCGTTGAGGATGTATCTGTATATGACTTGGGTCCAGCGTCTCGCCTCTACCCTTTCCATGTATAAGAGGCGTATCGCTGTATGCCATTTGTATAGGCTTTTCATCATTTACAATAGCGTAATCACCCAACATGAGGTTCATATGGTCGACTGCTCTTTTCCAAGTCGTGTCTTTACCGGGAGTTTGATGCCCTTGCATAGTTTCTAAATTAGCACTTGGTGTAATGTGCTCAGCCGCTTCGGATAAGTTGATTGGTCGTATTTTCATACCGTGTCCGGGTCGAGAAGGGTCTCTTGTCCAATGGTCGTAAAGACCGGCAAACCGCTGGTGAAAATTGCGAATAAACCTTGGCATAAAATCCGGATTGCCTGTGTGTCGGTTTGTGCGAAACCGTTCTCCGGATGCGGCACCATGCTTTTGCATATGCTTGTAAGCGTTATCTCGCTCTTCGGGAGTCAACCACTCCATGCCAAACAGGTAATCCATCAAACCCAAGTTTTCTTTCCACTCGGCTTTCTTCTCGTCAATGTGTAGTTTTCTCAAAGCATGGTTTATTTGCCTATCGTCGGCACCTTGGTCTTGTAAACTAAGCCTTGTTCTGTCGACAAGTTCCGAATTGTCTTGGGCCCAGTTTCTGTAATCGTCCTCGCAAAGAGCATGATTTGTAGCGTGCTCGGTATCTAATTTACCGTAATGACCGTTATTCAATAAGAAGTCAGCAGGGTCGTCTCTAATGTGGTTTTCCCATCTCGTTTCTTTGTCTGCGTCTTTGAGGCTTTGAGGGTCCTCCGCATGGTCTTCGTGATGGTAGAAGCCTCCAACGATATTATGATAATTACCGTGTAGAGGATTCATGTCCGAGCCGAGATAGTTATGAGTTCGATATGGGTCGTCTTCATGCCCGTCGACCATTTCAAACTGACGACCTGCCAATGACTGGCCGGGTTCGGGAGGGACAATTCTCTGTTCATTATAACTTGGATTGTCTGCAAGGTTCATCCCTGCACCGTGGCCCATTGCATACCCCATTGCCGCCTCCGAAGTTCCCTGCGCCTGCATCATTCCTTCGCCTTCGGTGCTAAGGTCATAGGAAGAAGACGGGCCGGAGATTTGGCTGTCTTCGTCAACTTTCCTAATAACAGAGTAGAACATTTTGATAAGAGCCTCATCCTGCTTATCAAGCAAATAACCCTTTCTTTCTGCATTCACAGCCGACATAAAGAAGTCAGCACCAGCATCGGGCTTACCGATACTATCAGCAAGTGACTTTTTGAAAATACTTCGATGTCTGTCAAGAGTTTCCAAAGGACCTTCTCTCATTCACATCACCAACCGCTTATTGCAAACGGCTGGACAATCGCTCTACAGATTTCTTCACATCGGCCATTGTTGGACCGTCGCCGCCTGCGGTGTTTTCCAAAGCCCCAGTCGTGCTGAACGCTGTCGGATAGTAAGGAGAAGCCTGTGTCAAAATGTTGCTGTTTTCGGATATTGCGCCTTTGTTTGCAACATCCTCTACTTTAGGAACAGCGTTGTTTGTATTGTAGAATGCATTAGGAATACCAGCGGGTTGAATCTCAAATCGAGCGTGACCGGTACTTGCGCCTTCTTCTTGATTAGAATAATCCGGCATACTGCCTTCTTTCTTTGCTATTCTCATCTCCAACTCTTTAGCCGCCTTTAGCAGTTCATGAGTCTCTGTGCTTGCTGGTTCAAATCGTGGCCTCATCTGTATCACTCCATACCTAATTTATTCCCGACTGAGCCGGAATCCTTGGCTTGGTCTGCCAATGCGTGAATGTCGGACCAGTCCATTTTATGAAAATCTGCGTTGGTTGTTGGCACTGATATGTCAGCACCGTCCTGTCCTTTAAGGATTGAATCGGAAACCTCTCCTCTAAATCCATCGACCATTACATCGTGCGGCCTTTGTGTAGATGCTGATACAAAACCAGCCCTCTTCATCATGGTTGCAGGATTGGCGACCATTTTTTTCAACTCTTGATTCTCTAATCGTAGTCGGTTAAGGCCATTGTCCATAGCCTCCATTTTGTTAATCAATGCACTCATCAATCGTTCAGCAACATTCTCTCCCTCGTTACTCAAGCAATCACCTCAAAGCGTTCGGTTGTTCATTTGTCGGTTAAGTGTGCCAAATCGACTTGTTCGGATTGTTCCGGGCAAAACATTTGAAGTAGTTTGGTGCACTGCTTCAATTTCCTTTGTCTTGCGGATAGGAACTCCGCCAGCGTAAATATCATTGATACCGTGAGAAACAGCAACTTGAGACTTCGTTATAGCAGTAGATACATCTTCGGAAAGGTATTCTGCAAACTTACGAACCTCGTTAATGTGGTCGATTGCTCCGTTGGTATTGTTTTCTTCTAATGCCTTGTAAAATGCATCCACATGTGCACGCATTTTTCTTGCCATAGGGTCAAGTTTCTTCAAGTCCATGCTCATGTCCAATACGCTCCTTGACTTTAATGTTCCTAAGCCCCTCTTGGGTTTCTTGCATTCATAACGCCTTGGTTAGCCTGTTCAATAGCATTTGGTTGTGAGCCTCGCTGTTGAACGCTTGAAAATGGAGCACCTGCGCCCATACTGGTTCTGTTTTGAGGACTTGCTGGTCCTCTGTTTCTCAAGCCCATACCTTCACCACCGGGGTTTGCCATGCCTACTTGTCGAGCCATTTGAGCCGCACCTTGTGGAGTTATGTTTCTACTTGGTAAAGCACCGGGTGTTCCCATACCTCCGCCCATTTGCATACCGGGCATTCCGCCACCCGGAGGCATACCGCCCGGAGGCTGTTGAGGAGGCTCTGCTGGGTCGGGTTGTTTGTAAATGAAGCGTATGT